ATTATACCCGAACTACTGGAGAAGATAGACTTAATGCAAAAACACCCCGATTTCGATGTAAATAGAAACGAAATAAAGAACGTAGTTACCGATTCAAGTATTATATTTTCGGGCATTAAGACCAGTTCTGGAAACCAAACCGCCAACCTCAAATCTTTGCAAGGTATTACTACCTGGGTATTGGATGAAGCCGAGGAAATGACGGATGAAGAAACATTTGATACCATAGACCTATCGGTCCGTAATAAGCATATGCAGAACCGCATTATACTTATTATGAACCCAGCCAGTAAGGAGCATTGGGTGTATAAGCGTTTTTTTGAGCAGGCAGGGGTGCAACCTGGTTTTAATGGTGTGAAGAACGATGTTACCTACATACACACCGATTATCGAGATAACAAAGAGCATTTGGCAGAAAGCTATTTAAGGCAGATAGCAGAGATTAAAAGACTAAACCCAGCAAAGTATCAGCATAAGATATTAGGAAGCTGGATGGATAAAGCGGAAGGCGTAATCTTTGAGAATTGGGAATTGGGAGAGTTTGACAATAGTTTGCCGTTTATCTTTGGTCAAGACTTTGGGTATTCCGTAGATCCTACAACGCTAATAAAAGTAGCCATAGACGAAAAGCGCAAAATAATATACCTCCAAGAATTGCTATACCGCACAGGCCTTAGCACCGATATGATAGCCTTTGAAAATAAACAAAAGGCCAAAGATGGATTGATAGTAGCCGATAGCGCAGAACCAAGGTTAATAGCAGAACTAAAAGCCAAACCGCATTATTGCAACATAGTACCAGCGCAGAAAGGACCAGATAGCGTCAGATCAGGAATAGCCAAGATGCGCGATTACAAGATGATAGTAACGCCCGAAAGCATTAACTTAGTAAAAGAATTAAATCATTATATTTGGAGTGATAAAAAGAGCAATGTACCAGTAGATGACTATAATCATTGCCTTGACAGCGCGCGTTATGCCTTTGAGCGTTTAAGCAGAAAACGTACTTTTGTAGCCGTTTAGCCTTCCTTCACCGTTGATCCCCGAAATTTTATAGCATGAATGTAATACAGAAGTTGGGGGCAAAGATATTAGGCATTGATGCCCAAAAGGATTTTTTACCCTTAGACCAAAACCAATTATTCCGCCAGCTATTTAAGTATTACGGCCAAAATACCCCAGTACAGCCGGAGTTCAATATGGAAGAGTATATCCGCCAAGGGTATAACTACAACTTCCTTATTTACTCTATCGTTTCTTTTATTGCTCGCAAGGCCAGCAAGGTAGAATATAAAGCATACCGATACACCAAAGGCGGAGAAAAGGAAGAACTGCCAGAACATCCTATTTTAGAGTCTATCTATTCGCCTAATAGCTACCAGGGCAAAAGCGAGTTCTTAGAGCAGTACCACGGCTTTAAACTGCTTACAGGCAATAGTTATATCTATACTCCTATCTTAGATAGTGGCATTAACCGAGGCAAGTTTACCGAAATGCACGTTATGCCTGCCCATTGGGTTGAGATTGTCAGCGGTGGTATGTTTAACCCAGTTGGAGGATATAGGCTAAGATATGGCGATGACTTAAAGCCTTTTGAGGTTGATGAGGTGCTGCATAGTAAATACGCCAATTACTATTATGACAATGGCGAGAACCTCTATGGCCAAAGCCCAATTCAAGCAGCCTGGCCATTACTTCAGAAAAGCAATAGCAATATAGCAGCAGCTAAGAGCAGCTTTGATAACAAAGGAGCGCAAGGGGTGCTATTTGACAAAAGCGAAGTTAGCAGCAATGGTATGCGCCCACAGCTAACCGAAGAGCAGTTCCAAAAGATGCAGTCGCGCTGGGATAAAAAGATTAGAGGTCCAAAAAACAAAGGCAGAATTTTAATGACTGCTGGCGATTTTGGATATATTGATTTAGGAATGTCTCCGGTAGATTTGGCGTTGATTAACGATAGCCAAGCAACGAAAAGAGATATTTGCGACATCTTCCACGTTCCCAGCATTTTGTTTAATGATCCCGAAGGCACCACTTTTAACAACCAAGAGGAAGTTAGGAAAAGAGCCTGGACTGATGCCATAATGCCGGAGTGTGATCATTTTGCTGATGAATTTACAAGGCACGCTAAGAACGCATATAAGAGCGAGGGCGATATATGGGTAAAAGCAGATTACAGCGCAATAGCAGAATTGCAAGCCGACAAAAAAGAAATGATTGAATGGCTGGAAAGAGCCTGGTGGATTAAGGGCAGCAAGAAGCAAGAGATAATGGGTATGGAGCCAGATGAAGAACTGGACAAATACTTTATACCTATGGGATTGGTGCCAAGTGATGAGTTAAGTATTGACCCTTCTATTTTCGAGCAAGCCAAGGAAGAAAACTTAGATTACTTCAGAAAAAAGGATTAGTTTAGTGGCTTGATGACCAAGTTAAACAACCAAAACGCTGATTCTCAAGGCTGGTATTACATTGACACTTATACAGGTGAGGTATGTTATTATATCTTAAATGATATAAAACGGGCTAATTTTGTATATTTGGTTTAATGCCACAGCCCATATATGAAAGGTAAAAGATTGATTTACGCTTTATGCTGCCCCGTAACCAAAGAAATACATTACATAGGAAAGTCAAGTCAGGGGCTTTTAAGACCAAAACAGCACCTATCTAATTTTCATTCAGAAAAAATATCGGAGTGGGTAAAAGACTTAAAGTTTTTAGGTAAATCACCCGACATAAAAATTTTAAAGTACTTAGATGATCACGAGGATTTAGACACTTTAGAGAGATATTTTGTAGATAAACATATGGCAGACGGTGCTTACCTCCTGAATCACACATTAGTCACACCTATTATGATCTCGCAGCATATTGTTCAATCTACTGATAATATTTTTGACATATCTGAAATAGCCAACTTTGTAAAAGCAAGAAGAAAACAAACTGGGTTAAGCCAAGAAGAATTTGCAGATAGAGCTGGCGTTGCATTAACTGTTATACGTAAAATTGAACAAAATGATCCGTCGCTATCATTAAAAAGCCTGCAAACTGTTGTAGCAATGTTTGGCGGAAAAATAATTGTAGGCCGTAAAGAACAAATTTGAGATCAACACCGAAAAAGGGTATGGTCTGGAAAATAATACTAAAAGTAATTTGCATAACGTAAAATGATAAAACCAGTAATGCGATGAAGAAAGTAATAAACTATTTAGGGCTAAGAAAGGTTGCTATAAACCTACAACTTGACAAACTACCGCCTGATGTTGACCAGTATGTTGCAGATGTTGGAGCAGAATTAGAAGAAGAACTAAGGCAGATAGACCAAGCATTATTGGTTTTATCTGGTGTTGTAGGGCAAAGCGAACAGTTAAAAGCTTTTCTTGATTATGTAGATGATAGCTATAGTAAAGCAGGTACAAGAGATAAAATAGTAGATGAATTCCTTAGCCTTTAATTACTTACAACGGCTGGGCTATGCCCTCGTGCCGTAAATTGAAAGCGAAACTTTCAAAAAACAAAATTTGATATGAAGAACACGGGATTATTTAACGCAGAAGGTAAGGCATTGAGTATATCCGATGTTATGGCTATGTTGCCGACTGCAATAATTAATAGAGTGGAAGTAATTGACGAAAATGGCAGGAGCTACGTTAATTGGAAACCTACAAATAGAACTGAATTACAGGTGCAAGATAATGGTAGAACGCTAAAGGTATTTGTGTCGCAAGGCAATTAGCCATAACGGTTAGTATAACAGTAGTGCGGATAATTAAAAATAAAAATATGGATAAGTACACAAGAAAAGCGGTGTTTAGTTACTTAAAGAAGTACGACCACATAGCAAATGAACAAGACTTTATTGAAGTTACTGAATGGAAAAACGGTGAAGGATTTGATGTTGAAATAGTAGGTAAGTTGAGTACAAGGTTTCAATTAACTCGGGGCGAATACACCGCTTTGAAGAAGTTGGTAAAAAAACTTGACAGTTAGCATTACTGTTATACATTGTTGTAGTGTCGTTTTAATGCACTACAACGGACAGGTGTAAAAGCAGTTTAATTTAATTATATGACAAAAGAAGATAATATAAAGCAAGCCATTGAAAAGCATGAAAAGGAAATAGAACGCCTTAAATTGCTTTTACATAGTGTTAGCGGTAGTACTTTAGAAGTATGTCCGTATTGCAAAACAAAAAATAATCATTGGAACTTGGATAATACTTGGACTTGTGCGTTCTGTTAGTATTACCGCTAACGGTTCGCAGGTATATTTAGTTTCGGACTTAAAAGCACAAAACTTTAAATTAAGACAAAATGAAAATAGAAGAACAAAACTTGAATGAACCACAGAAACCGCAATTGAATATACCTGCTGTTATACGCAGTTATTCAGATAAAGGAATTTTTATTGAAGTTCTTGCAGATGGATATAAATTAGATGGTGTTGGTATATGTTGGAGTGGTTATGTTTATTGGAAGCAAGATGATAAATGGGTTGAAGAAGATTGCGGATGTTATCCTGATTGGATTGATGCTTTTAATTCTTCAATAAAATTCATTAATGATTGGGTTTTATATAATTGCGTATAACGGCATTCAGCTACCCGACAGGGCAGGATTAAATAATACAAACTTTCAAAATAGCAATAACGATGAAAAAAGAACAGAACTCAGATGAACCGATGAACCCTGCCTTGCGGGTAGGTGATGTTATGGCAAGTGCTTCTCAACTTGTCAAAGACTTAGCCGAATGGAGTAGAAAATATCCGAGAGGACGAGTTTATCCAATGAGTAAGATGTCAATGGATGATGAACTTGTCAAACTTGAAGAACGTGCAAAAGACCTTTCACAGCATTTGCCATAACACCAAGCTAAGGTGCGTTTTAATGCACCCTTAGCGACTGTTATCCGCCGTTTTAATGGCGGATCATAAACATTAATTAGTTTTGCAAAATATGAAATGCCCAACAGGACACTATCGGAGACTTAGAAAAACTTGCCCAATATGCTATGGCAATAACAATGTAACTAAAGAAGAAGCCATACATAGAGTAAACATTATTGATCCTTATAGGCTATCTTATAATTACATAATTGAAAGATTAACCAATGAAATATGATCCAGGTGAAAGGCGCGAGTTTTGGCGTTCTGTAATCCAAATGATTTTACTAATATTCTTTGTGGCTATTATTTATTCTATTTACGCTGGCATTATAGGATGAAGATATTTATTACCGGATGCGCTAAAAGCGGCACAACGCTATTAAGGAGACTATTTAATGCCTTTGATGTATCAGTATGTAATGACCGAGAAATAAGCTTAAAAGACTTTATACAAAGCAGCTACCAGGTAGGCAAGCGCACCCACAATAGTATTTTTAGTTCTGAACTTTATGCGCCAGATGTAAAGAAGCAGCTAAAGCTAATCAAGGATAACGATATCAAAGTGGTTAATATCATTCGCAATAAAGACGAGGTATTAGCATCAGACAATGGCTACGTTAGCGAATCCAGATATTATGAGTCCGTAGCGCAGGCATTTTCTTATAGTAATTACATTGTAGCTACTGTTTATTATTCTGAACTAATCAGCAACCCTGACCAAGTGCAAAAGGTATTAGCAAAGAAGTTAGGATTAAAGATATTGCACAAGTTTAGCGACTATCCTAATTTTATAGATGCCAGCCAAGAAATAACTATTACTGGTCCTAATATGGAATTGAGGCCAATAGGCGCACCTTACAAATAATGTTACATTTGCAATGTGAATCAACGACAGCTAAGAGCATACTGGCGAAAACAAGACCGCAAGAAACTTGCCTATGAGCGCAAGTACATACGGCGTTTTAGGCGTGCATTGGCCAATCAGATTAAACCGGTTTTAGATTATATCAATCAAGTACAAGATCCACGAGTTGTAGTTAACCAGCTTGATACGCTAATAATAAAAGACGAAATAGAGAAAGTATTTACTGACTTGCATTATGAAGTCGGTTTAGACTTTTTAAGATCATCAGCAAGGGGTTTAAAAAG